ACCGGAATCGCTGCGATTGCATTTATCGCGGTTGAGTTATCGAAAGCACAACCGACATTCAGAGTCACCCCGCTCCCCCGGTAAGACCCCAGAATAAACGCCTCGTACACTCTCTGGTACCCTTGTATCTTCGCGAGCGCTATTTTTGCGGTCATGATGCGCCATGGAATCGGTGCGCCCGAATCCGTGTAGAGTGCAGGTGTTTGCTTCCACACCGTGCCGTCGCCCCTGAGGAGATAGAAGAGCCCCTGGTAGAGACAGCTCGCGACCGCGGTGTGATTCGTGAAGGTGCTCCACTGATCATAGAAATAGTCATATACGATCGCTGAGTCACCAGAAGGCGAGCTTGTAGTGAACACGACCCACTGATTCGGTATGAGGGTTGCGCTCGTGATGGTGAGCGAGTTAAAAGCTTCGACAGGTACACCCTTGTAGGATACATTCAATCCGCGATCGAGCAAGTAGATCCCATTGCTAGATTGAAAGAGCAGCCCGATTGGGGTGAGGACCACAGAGGAGGCGTTCACGCACCCTACGCCGCCAGAGGGCACCGCAATCGGCTGGCTGTACCCTGAACCTCCTCCAGTTGCATCTGGTCCCGTCCCGGCGATGAAGAAGATCGCACTCTTTTTGAAGAAAATTAGCTTGTCATCGAGCCGCACGATTGCCGTAATAGCCCCCCCATCAGGGTCAATTCGCCCGGTGAGGAAGGGACTGAACTGAACCGGGATACCTTGCACGACTTGCTGTGAGAGCCAATAAGAGAGCGGGTCGTCTAAGCCAGAGAGGAACACTCGCTGGTCAAACGCGGCGATCAGACTCGCTGCCGGCGGCGCGGAGTTCGGCAGAACCGGATTCGACCCTACGACCAGCGGTTGCGTGTACATTGCACCGTTTCCGGCGATTGACGCGTCAGAAGCTTTGTCCGTATAGGAAATGCTATCTACGGTTCCGTCATTGTAAGTCGGAAGGGTAGAGGATGTGACTCGAGTTAGAGTCGTCCCGTTGACAGCCGTGCGATAGATTTCGACCTTGACATTCTTGGTGCCTTTCGCAGTGACCCGAAGAGTAGGCACTACGATAGTCACATGCTGATTTGCCGCGACCGTGACAGCAGTCGCCGTGCTCGGGGTGGAGTAGTAAACGAGTCCCGTAGCATCCGGCCAGGACCACACAACTGCGTAGAAATACACTCCGACAGATAAGGAGCCATCTGCCCCGCCAGGAGTATAGGTTATCCCCTCAGGGTAGATATGAAAATTCTGTTCGGCGAAGTGGCGACCGTCATAGCTCTGGACTACTCCCCCAGTCGCGACTAAGCCTCCAGCGACCTGAAGTGTCTGGATGCCCTGTTTCGTGAAGTCCAGAGTGCAGGAGTTGACTCCTAGCAGTGACACGACTGTATTATTCTGAGTGTTCGGAGCACCTTTGACGAGGCTTGCATAGCGGAACACTCCGGGAGAAATCTGGGAGCACTCTGGCAAGATCGCATCGGAGCTCGCGATTAGCCCCCCGCCGACTCCCGAGAGCGCTTTTGCGACTACATTACCGGCCAAGTCGAGTGTAAAATATGTACTCTGCAACGGACTTTGGAACGCACCGTTGACGAATACGCTCCCGCTTGGACTTACGAAGGCTTTCGAGGCGAGGCCCATTCCGCGGGAAACCGTGTGAGTCGAGTTCGCAGCCCAGCTGAGCGCGCCTGCGGAAGAGCATACTGAATAGCGAATGAAATTCGTGGTCACGTTCTGAATTGGCGTCCCGATGACCTCTGCGATCGTGTAGGCAGTTGCAGAGGCCCCTGCGCCTGTGACGGCTGTGGTGATCGTCTGCAGCTGCGCCGTGTCCACAATGCTCTGGACGAGAAAGCTTTGGGCCGCACCTTGACCAGTGTACTTCGCAAGTGAACAGGAAACCGAGTTCGCTCCGTTATCCGCGGCGCAAATCCAAAAGCCGGTCCCGGATTGTTCAGGAGCGATGTTGATACAACCGGAAGCGGAGTGTGAAGCTGGGAACCCAGCCACCGAGTACGTATGCGGGAAAGAAAATGATCCATCGGCATTTGGCTGTACAGTGATATAAGACAAGACGTTACCGGCACCTGAGTAAGCAATTATCAACTGGGTGCCGTCAGACTGCAACGATGGAGTTACGCACGCGTCAAAAAATGGGGTTGAAAGGAAATTATTCACTTGTGCTGTCAGCGATGGCGACACCGAAGGATTCGCTGGGTCTATTTGAACTAAATTTAGCGTACTACGCGTCGAGTCAACCCACATAAAGACAAGTCGGCCAACGGACGGCACCGCGACCACTTTCGGCCGAATATTTCCAGACAGCGGCACCAATTGAAATATTTGCTGATTCTCAAATAGTGGAGTGCCGCTGGCAGAGTCGTAAACGGAGTAGCGAATACCGTTTGCTGCGATCACTCCACCGATGTTCGTTTGGTCTTCCCAGACGTAGACGTCAACGCCATTTAGGCTCGCGGAGTCGACCGAGACTTGTTGACCGGTCGTGCGCTGGATCGAAGTGTTATTTTGAACAACATTGTACGTGCTGCCGTTCGGGTTCGTGGTCGACGCACGATTCGTCCACGAGTCGGTGCGCGCGTTGTAGCCCCAGACGTTCATGGCATCGAACAGGAGGAGCTCGTTATTGTAAGTAGCCAGCTGCTGACCATTCGAAATCGGGGAGGTATTCGGTAGCTGGACACCTCGCCCAAGCCGTGAGTAGCCCCACCTGCGATTTAGGCTCCCGGTCTGCTTGAAGACGACGTTTTGCGCCTGAAGCAATTTCCCAGGCTGCACGATTCGAGGGTCGGTCTTCGTATCGAGCCCGCCGGCAAAGGGAATGATCGCGAGTTGCTTTACGGGACCCATCTCAGATTCTCACAGCACGAATAGGTCCACGGTGCAACTTCCTGAAGAAGCCACACTCACGTATTTAGTGCGATCAGGGCTCGCGGACTCATTGAGAATCGTGCCGGCGCTGGGGAGCCCAACGAGGCAAGTCTTGTAGGCTCTACCCAACCCGTGACTCACGAGATTCACCCCGGCCACTAGCTTCACCTGAGAAATACGCTCGCCATTCAGAAATGGGTTCAGCTGGAGTTGATCGAAAATAGTCTTCAGATAGCTCTGAAGCATATTGACGGCCGAGTCCGTAGTATGAATTTTCTTGAACTGGACGGCCACGAGATTTAGTCCTCAGCTCTCACCAGCCGCCCCAGCGACCGCCCCAGCCTCCGCCCTCGTAACCGTCTTGTGCTCGGACGCCCTTGACGTCTGCAATTTTCCCGGGGCCGGAGTCGTCTCGCGGTTGGGCCTCTCGGAGAATCCTCTCTCGCATGGCTTGGAGGTCTTGCCGCAGGAGCATCGCGGTATCAAGACTCTCCTCTTTGATACACGCCTTTCGCGCGACGTCGATAATGACGTATTCGTCCCAGCCGTTTACCCCGAGCCAGAAACTGTCGATATCGTGATCGGGCTGCGTGAGCTGCGGCATCGTCGGCACGTAGGTCAGGAGATAATTTCCTCCCGAGGAGACATCCGGGAGCACTTCGATTTGATTCCCCATGAGGTCCCAGCAGTCAGGCACCGAGCCGTATAGCAAACTCACGATCGGACCTATGCGCTGATTTCGCTCGACGAACGCATTCAGGCGCAGGAGTGTCTTCCACCGAATCGGCGGCCCGCCGTTGACTTGATACCAGAGCCCCCGTGGCTGGAAGAAATCCGGGACTTGAGTTCGCGGCCCTACCAGAAGAATGTTCTGATTTGCCCCCCCTTGAAGCGAAAAGGAGTACCGCTTGATGTTGTAATCCTGATAGGTCGACGTCAGGAGCCCATAGAGCTCCTGCGCGGACCTGTTCACCATCGAGTACCACTCGGGGGTTGTGATCGTCGTCGCGTTGACGCGATCGCACCGCTGCTGAGCAGCTAGAGTTAGATCGGCAAGAGTCGGCATGAGAGAGGGCGGCCCTCTCTCAGAGCCAAATGAGCTCTAGGGTCTCGACGCCTGTTGAGAGCACCCCGAAGGTCGCGAGCTGCGCTGCCGTCCACTTGAAGATTGCGATTCCAACTGGGTCGGTCGGAATCCCGGTATCGCCGGTCACGCCCTTATAGGTCTTCACGAGCGCTGAGCCAGCAGGCGGCACCACTACTACACCGAGCGCCGTTGCCGGAATCGGGACAGCCACGAAACCGTTCGCGGTTGCAATGCTCCCCGGAGGAGTCCCGGAAGCATTCGTGAAAGTTTGTGAGTAGAACGGGCCTTGCCCGCCATATCCGCTGCCGGTAACCGAAACCGTGACTGTCAGGTTATTTGTAGTCGCCATGAATCTCTATTTTCCCTTCGCGCGTGCTTTGGACATGGCGATTGCAATTGCCTGCTTTTGTGGCTTACCGGCTGCCATCTCGGTCCGGATGTTTTTGGAAATGACCTTTTTGGATTTCCCAGATTTGAGGGGCATAGAAGTCTAAGCCCCCCCTTTATGCATCGGAAGTAGAAGCGCCGCATGCGCCGGAGGCTCGTCACCGTCCGGCTCATCGTGCTCGCCTTCCTCGTCTTCGTCGCAGTCAATCGCGTCCCGGAAGGCATCCGCAGCCGCTGTGAAGTCGCCCTTTTTGCAGGCTTCCCACATGAGCTTGAGATGCTCTTCCATGGACTTCTTCGCGTCTTCTGAGGAAGAGCCCCCGTCTTCCCCGTCCATTCCGTCGCTGCCATCGAGGCCAGCAGCAAGGTGCTCAGCGTAAGATTTAGCCATTCCTAAATCTCCTCTCTATACAATCCCGCTGCGCATGAGCGTGAAGCCGAGCCAGAAGCCAGTGGAGGCTACTGGATCAGTCAGAGCGCCCGCGTTCGCTCGCCAGCGGAGGCGTACCGTTTTCACCGCGAGCGCTGTGTTATTTCCGGGCATGAAACCCACGTTCGCGGTCTGATTTGATACGTTCGCATCGAAGAAGGGAGTGATCGTCGCTACGGCTCCCTGGTCTGTAAGCTGCGCCCAAGGCGAGAGCAGTGCGAACCAGGGTTCATCGAGCGTAAAGACATACGTGCCTGTTGCTGTATGCGGCTGCGTGGCGACCGCGCCGGCTTGGCCAATAGCTGCTTGAGCGCCTTTGAGACGAGTGTACGGAGTCGTCGTGTTCAATCCGCCGGCCGTAGTCGGCGCGTAACCGACTACGTTGGAAGAGCCATCGAGAGCCACGAAGCCTAGGATTTCTCCAACATCGTGCTCGAAGTGTCCGAAGACTTGACTTGTGAAGGGGGATGCCATTTGGATATTTCTCCTTAGGTTCCGCCTCCATTAGGCAGCGAGAAGAACATTACAATTATCTCTGGGGACGAGAGGCACCAAATTCGAATAGCTGGCCCAATATGCCTGCAAGCCGTCGGAGTTGGAGAGTCTCAAGAACTCCAATCCGTCACCGTTCATCACGCGCACGAGCTCTCCGACGCTCGCGCAATACCACTGCTCGATATCCATTCCAGCGGCGAGCGTAGAGGGGCACGCGTAGTCGGGAATGACGTCGATACTCCCCTTTGCACCGATAATCTTCACGCCCTCGAATCCGATTTCCGGATGCTCGGCGGGGGAGATCTCGAGGAAGTTGACCATTCCTCGCGCGCTGATCGCCGCTACGAGATCGGAGAAGTGCTTGTGATTTATGAAGTACTGTTTGATCTTGCCGCCCTTTTTCGCGACAACATTACTCGCCCGGACGAGCGCCTCTTCAATTCCGAGAGAGCTACCGTCGTATCGGCTCCCGGCAAGGAAGTCGACCATGGTCGAGCGGTCAACGTTGTAGAGAGTGGTGCCCGGAGTGAAAGTCGTTCCAGGCGGGGGGATAAAATTCGAGAAGCCGCTGAGGACCGTTCCGCCAACCGTACCCGCGACCTGAACGTCGCCGCGGTGCTGAAGGTAGTCGGAATTTGTGATCGTCGGGATACCATCCGCAGCATCGTTGATGTTTACTGCCGCCCCCGCAGCCGTGCCGACCGTGAACGTCCCTGCGTCGAGATTCACAGCAATCACGAAAAGCCCATGGCCGTTGGACCCAAAAGCCCGCGGAGTGCCACCAGAGCTGGTCAGAGAGGCGCTGATTTCATCTCCATACGACCAATAAACAGCCGTCTCGGGATTGAGGAGCGTCATCACACTCGTCGCGAAGGAGGGCATCTGAGTCGCGTTACCGACTTGCGCGAGAGACCCTGTTCCGTCGAGATACGAAAAGTGGTGCAACCGATTCGAGATATTCTCGATGATTGCGTCGATTTCCAGGCTCTTCTCATCGACGAATGCATGCTCTTTTCCCTCAGACCGGAGCACAGACTCCATGTCGAGGTTGATGAAGCCGTACTGGTGCATCGTGACCAGTTCCCAGGCCACCACCTTGGAGCTGACACTCGCCGCCCGGGTTTGCGCCGTCGCGAAGGTTCCGCCGACAGCTGCCGTATTCGCGTATTTCAGCGGGATATGCCACGCTCGCGTAGACTGCGAAGCGCCGCCTACGTCGGTATACTTGGGGAGGAGCCCGAGAAAGGGCCGGTCCTTATAGGTCAGGTCCTCAAGAGGTTCGTCATACTTTTGCTTGAACAGCGCGTCCAGAGTCGTGAAATTAGATGCCACCGGGATAGCCCTCTTGCGAAGGCCTCAGCGGCGGCTCGCCCGGACTATCCGGGGATTACCTTCACGGCGTACGCCTTCGTAGGCTTTCGCCGGGTGAAGATAGGAGACTCACGCTGAGGCTGTCGCGTCGTGGGAGCCGGGCTAGCAACTATCGGGGGCTCTATGCCGCTGGTACGCGCTGGCTGCGGGGGAGTGACGCTTGGCCCTCGCAGGGAGGCCTCTAGTTTCTTGGAGTCCTCGTATTCTTTACGGTAGCTCCGTTCGATGTAGTCTGCAACTTCTTTCGGCTTGGGGGCCACCGGCTGAGGCCCCAGAGAGCCCGCGGCCTGCCATTTTCCCATGCGATTCCGCCAAGTTGCTATCTGTGTATCGTAGATAATCTGAGCGGCCTCGGAGCCGTGTTTATGATTCAAAAAGGCGTAAGCGGTCTTGTCGGCCACGATTGGTGCGAGGGTTCCGCGGACATATTCGGCTGCTTGGATTTGCTGCCGCTGGGCTTCGAGCTCCTTGGCTTTGCGGTCGAGTTCTTGCTGATAGGGCGCGAGAGCGTTCTTGACGGTATCCTGAACCTGCTCGGCTTGACGGATTTCGGGGGCTTTTGTCGACTCGCCCAGCTGAATATCAATCAGCTGCTGCGGGGAAATCCCGAAAGTCTGGTGCATCATCTTCGCGAACGCGACCGGGTTATTTCGCGATTGCGTTGCGAGCTGCTCGAAGGTCTGGATTCGCTGAATGGCCTGGGTGTATTGCTGCCGCTCGGCATTGAACCGCCGGACGTCCTCTTGGTGCTTCTCTTCGCGGCGGTGAAGCCGAGCTGTACGCCGAGCCAACTCGGTCGCGTCTACTGTGGGAGGAAGAGCCTCCCCCGGAGGAGTATCTAGCGCGGGGGGCTCGGAGACAGCTGCGAGAGCCGGGGGGCTACCGGGAGCGGGGGCTGAGGAAGCTGGGAGAGGAGTCGGGGTTGCATTGGGATCCGGAGCTGGTGAGGCAGCTCCGGGAGCCGGGGGAGCCGCAGTCGCAGGGGCTACCGTGGGAGTAACGGGAGTCTTGGTGACACCTGCGCCGGGGCCAGGGGCTGTCCCCGGAGGAGTCACCTTGTTCGCGATAGCTGCTCTTGCCGCGGCATCCTGGCTCGAAGCAAACCGCGGGGGCTTACCGTTTCCGATCGTCCGCTTTTCGATTGTGCGAACTTGTGGCCGCTGCGAAACTGGCAGCGGGGCTTGCGGCGAAAAGGGCGGGGCCTCGACGGGAGTCGAGATGACAGCGGGCGCGGGGGCTTGGGGGGCTACTTCGGGGGGCATAGGGTTCCTTTACTTTCGGTCAAGTCTTTCGAGCTGGCGGCGCAATCGAGAATTGTCTACCTCGACGGTCGTCAGCTCAGCTTTGAGTTTCGTGCACTCATCCGCGAGAGCTTGCGCGCGACGATCGTATTTCGAACCTTGAGCGGTGAGGCCTAGACTCGCAACTTGTTCTTCGGTGATTCGGAAGTCACACCAAGAGCATTTGATACTATCGCTATTTGCGTCACGCGCGAGCCAGTGACTAGATTCGCCGCAGATGTGTTTCGGAGCCAGTTGCGCGTAATAGCCAAATCGAATCTGGAGCGCACCGTCGCTGATGTGAATCTCTACTCCGTCCTCCCCGAGAAGTTGTGGGACCCGACCGGCCGAATAAATCGCCGGGTCGAGTACTCCCGCTAAATCTAACCCCTGTTCCGATTCGGGGCCGCTGCCTTCTAAGGCTGCACGAAACGTCTTTGCTATCCGGTTACCGTTCAGACAAGACTCAAGCCGGCCTCCTAGAGCTTGAACAGCCTTCTGGCACCGTAACAGAATCTCGCTCGGCTCTTCAAACCCGCGAAAGGTGACGAACTCGTAATCCTTCGCGAGCTCGTAAAACCTATTGCCTATTTGAATCGAACGAGCATTCCATTTTTCCCACCGCGAGATTTGAGAAAGCTTCGGGTTTCCTTCACTCGCGAGCTTGACAATTTGTTCGGGCGATAAATGCTCTTTTAGCTCTTTCGCGAGCTCTTGAATTTGCGGAGAGAGACTCATAGTCTATCGCCTTTCGCGAGTAGTGCTCCGAACCGCCGGACGAAGCGGCCAATGGGTAGGATTTCTGGCTGTTCACTTTCGTGTAAATGCTTCCGGTTTTTATCTGTGCAATCAGGGTACGTAGGCTGGTAACCTGCAAAACGCAATTGTGGAAATCTCCCGCATCCGAAATCGCAAGACATTTTACTAGAATTCAGCATCATCGCCAGCGCAATCAACTCCGCGTTCTCGTCGGGAGTTCTCATGCTGCCGCCTGAATTGCCCCAGCTCCCTGAGGCGCGAGTGGTGCCGGCGGAGGCGGAGGCGCCTGACCTACCGGCGTAGCCCCAGGGGCTCCCCCGCCCGGACCTGCGCTAGCCCCAGCTCCCGGAGCACCGGGAACCCCTGGAGCGGCTGAGGTTGCGCCAGCTGCTTTCATAGATTCCTGTTTGGCCTGTGCTTCCGTCAAAAACCTAAGTAGCATTTCGGTTCGCTCGGGAGGAATCGTATCGTCCATTTCCGCGCGGAGCCAGGCGCTCATAGCGAGCGAAACACACAAGTCCAAATCCGCGATTCCGTTCGGGGCGACATATTTGCCCTTGTCGCGTATTCGCGAAATGCACATGTTGATGTTGTCGCGAGACGCAGTCTGCTCATCGATCCACGCGTTGAGATTTGGAATCCGCATCTGGGACAGCGCTACGTCTTTGGGCATAAAGCCGGAGTTGATAAGCTCGCTCGCGGTCTGAATCTGCCCCTCGGGGGTTCGCGGGAGGATGTTCGTCGGGAAGGCAGCGAGCTCGTACTGATCGCGCTTGAGGCCGATATCCTTCCAGTCGATCCGCTCAAGAAAGTTTCTGCCAGGCACGTTCACGGTGTACTTCTTGGTCTTGCCGTAAATATCCGCAGCCATGTCGACGAAGGCATGAGCGATATCCACGAAGAAGCGCTCCCAGCGCTGGCCCACAATGGCAAACCGCTGCGTCTCAACATCCTGGTACGTGCGCATCGCGATTCCGGAATTTAGCCCGGCTGGCTTCTCGGACTGCGCAGTCATTTGAGACAGCCCGACCTGTTGGAACGAATCGCTGATTAGCCACACGATGAACTCAAAAAATCCTGCGCCAGCTGGGCTCGGAGTCGAGGTCACCGGAGGATTTCCGACGTAGTAACCTACCATCCCCGTTTCATTCGTCAGGGAATGCTGAGAGACTCCTGAGTTCTTCTCGAGCCAGATTCGCGGTACAGCGAAGAGGTGACACGAGTGCATATAGTCTCTCAGCAGGCTCGCGATTGCCATTTGGCGCCCCTCGAGTTCGTGCGCGATTCCCATACCGAATGGCCCGTAAGTCGGCGGGGTCCATTGCCACCGGAAGATCGGGAGATAGTCTTTGTCCCAAATCCCCGCTTCGAGTGTAAATCCGTCGATACACACGGCATAGCGCCCGTCGCCCGCGTCCTCACAGGAAGCTATCCGCCAGGTATATGTAACCTGCACTTGATCGGCGACACCCATAAAGGACATGTCGCCGCGCCAAGAGTTCTTTGCAGATTCGATCGCCGCTTCAGCCCCCGGGACCTTTCGATAATCCGCCAAGAGCTTCCGGCGCGGAACCGCTGTCTGCCAGTGAATCTCTTGGGGTTTATTCCGCATCCCGATAATTGGATCGATAATCACCTCATCGACTTTGAGGGCCTCCGACTTGACTTCGTATTTCCCTTTGTAGAGCAAGAAATACCCGTCGCCGTAGAGCGCCCCGTCGCGGAAGACTTCCTGCGCGTTCTCGTAAATTCGCGCGGCTGTAAATCCGCCATCGAGAA